TCTGGCTGCGCGACGACGAGAAACGCATCCTCGGCATCAACGCGCAACGCGCGTTCAGCGTCGACATGGCAACGGGGGAGACGTCCTAGTGGAAACCATCGAAATCTGGCGCGGCCAGCCCACCACCGACACGGACGGCAACCCCATCCAGGGCAAACCCGCCCGCGTCGGCACGTTCCAGGCGCTGGTCGCCCCAACCTCCACCACCGACCAGACCGAGGAGAACGCCAGCCCGCAGACCATCGAATACACGATCCACATCCGCGGTAGCCAACCATCAGGCATCCAGGCCGCCGACCTGATCAAAGTCAGAGGCATCCTCCTGCCCGTCAAAGGCAAACCGCAAGTGTGGAACAACATCCACGGACGCCACATCGGCGACGTCATCACCGTAGGCGAACGGGAAGGATAAACCATGGCCAAACGATGCAGATTCGTATTCAACCGCAAGGCGTTCAGCCAACAGGTCCTCAAAAACGAGACATTGCGCTCGCGCATGAGGGACGCGGCCGAGGCCGCCGTAGAGGATGACCGTTGCATGGTCCGCGACCATGACGGCAAGAACCGTAGCGGCGTGGCGATCATCTGCCCGGCACCGGTGGAGAAGGCGCACGGCACGCTGGAGGACACGCTCGGAAGGATGCGCGTATGAGCATCCCGGTCACTCCCCGCCGCACGGAGCCGCTGCTCCTGCCCAAACTGAGGACACTGTTCCCGGACGTGACGTTCGACACCATCGAACGAGCCGACCTCGAACCGCCCTTCACCGAAGCCACTCTGGCCGACTCCATGCAGGGCATGAGCACCCCAATTTCGCAGTACGTGCGGCTGCGGTTGAGCGTGCGATGCATGAGAGAGGACCATACGGGCGACTGGGACAAGGCCGCACGCCTGTGGGCCGACATCGCGAGGGAGATCATCGGGCTCGGAAACGTCGCGCCGCTCAT